AATAGACTGTTCATCCGATAAGTGAATTCTACCTGATAGGGTTTATATGTCAAGTAAATAGCGGCCTATCAGCGGATAGGGAGCTAATTAAGCCGCCCGCGCCGCCCGCGCCGCGCGCCCGATGTGACGCCCGCGCTCTTTAATAACTGGTTTCAAAGGCTCAAGGCGATAAAAAACCCCGCCGAAGCGGGGTTGGTGTTACCGTTTTAGTACTGTCCTGACGCCCATCAGCATCAGTTGCGGGCCAGCTATCAGCATAACTAAGAACAGCCACATCCCTTCTGGTATTAGTCTCTCTAATGCAACGACTGTCATAATCGTTCCGATCATCGCCGCCAAGACTGCATATACATTGTCGTTCATTGGTCTTCCCTTTCAATCCACTTCGCACCAATCACACTTGGGAACCACTCGCAAACCCAAGCCTCTTCAGTCATCGCTTTGCACAACACACGTCCGGTACTAGCTGGCTTGTGTGGCTTAGTGATGCTCATTACATAGTATGGTGTGCCCTTGACGTGGACTACATCACCGTACTTCACCGGAGCGTCGCCGCTCTCTTCGTATACTAATCTCATAGTTGATACCCTTTCTGAAGCGGGGCGGCTCTCGCCGCCCCTAGTTGATTACATCTTGAAGTGATCGTCCCAGACAATCAGGACATTCTTTTCATCGCCCTCTACATCAAACGCCCAGCGTGTCGATTCCTCATCACCTACTTCGTAACAAGCAATCACTTCGTAGTACGTACCGAAGTCGTGCGGGTTTGACTTGACTTGCAGCCAGCCGTTCTCTGGCTCTGGGTAATGCCGCAGTATCTGCGCGATGAATCGCTTGCACTCTGCTCTGGCGCGTGTTGCATAGTTCTCTTCACCTACTTGAGCACAGTCCTCTTCTACTGGGACTGCGCCGATATACAGATGGTCAATCATTTGAATCCCCTTCTAAGTATCACCGGCACTAAGTTCATCCGGTAATTGAATTCTACATGATGGGTAGTATATGTCAAGTTAATCGGGCGCGACCCCCCACCACCCCACCCCCCTAAATCCTGATCTGGTTCCATCCGCTCCCTATACACTCGGTATCACACAAACGACTCCACTATTTTCCAAATTTTTGCCAAATACTGTTAACACTTCAACAACCTGTGACACGGCTCACCGCCCGTGTCACAAGGCTCACCTAAGTTACCCCTCCCCTAATATATTCATACCCCACCCCCCTCTAAAAAGTATACGGTCAAGGGGGTATAAGTCTGTAGAAACACCCCCCGTTAGGAGTCCCAACCTCCCCTGCTTGCAAATAAAATATTCCGTGGTATAGTGAAAAAATCACATAGGCCACAAAAAACCACATGAATGTGATTGTCCCTAATATCGAAGAAGATATTCCTCTGCCAGCCTCTGCCTTTGAGGCTATGCCCGATCTGTCGCCTCATGAAGAACTCGAAATGAGAGCGCGCACGATTAAACTCGTCTCTGATTTAAACAACAACCCAATCGAACCCTCCCCGGAACATATGGACATGGCTCGGGAAGTGGCAAAGCAGATGATGCACAATCCGGCCCACAGGCCAGAGTTTGCAAAGTATCCCAATGAAGTGATGGCTTACCTTGCGGGCATGGTCGCGCAGAGCAACTGCATGATCGTGGAAGAGTTATCTGACTTGAAACTGTACGTGGTCAACAAGCTGGTGTCCGAGGTGGAGAACGCCAAGGACGCCAAAGCCAGAATCACAGCCTTGTCTAAGCTCGGCGAAGTCGATGGGGTCGATGCCTTTAAGAAACGCTCTGAAGTCACCCACAAGATACAGACGATTGAGGAAGTCGAACGTGAATTAATCGAAACCCTGAATATGCTTGAAGATCAAGTGGTGGATGTGGAAGTCAGGGAGGTCGCCAATGGGCTTGGAGACTCTTAAGTTATCCGCAGCAGAACTAAATAAGCTGCGTTCGGCGCTGCCGAACATGCCGGAGAAGCAGAAAAGGCGTACGGCGGAGCTATTAAAGAAGTACAAAGAAGAAGTAACCCGTGAAATCAGCAAGGAAAGCTTCCTTGACTTTGTCAAACACGTCTATCCGGGCTACAAAGTGGGGCCGCACCACTATAAATTAGCGAAAATCTTCGAAGATATTGCCGCAGGCAAGAAAAAGCGGGTGATTGTGAACATCGCACCCCGTCACGGCAAGTCTGAACTCATCTCTTACCTCGCTCCCGCATGGTTTTTGGGCAAATACCCCCAAAAGAAGGTCATTATGGCCTCCCATACAGCGGATTTGGCGGTTCAGTTTGGTCGTAGGGTGCGAAATCTCGTTGGATCGGAGCCATACCATGACGTTTTTCCGCAGATTGAGCTACAAGCTGACTCGAAAAGTGCGTCTAGATGGGGAACAAACTTCGGGGGAGAGTATTTCGCTATTGGGGTGGGTGGCGCTCTTGCTGGGCGCGGTGCTGATCTATTTATTATTGACGACCCCCATTCTGAACAAGAAGCAAAGCTGGGAAGACCAGAAGTGTTTTTACCTGCATGGGAGTGGTTCCAGTCAGGGCCGATCCAGCGTCTTATGCCGGGTGGTGCAATTATTGTAGTGATGACCAGATGGAGCAAACTTGATCTTACTGGACAGATTGTCACGCAGATGGAACGCAGTGAGGATGTGGATCGCTGGGAAGTGGTGGAATTTCCGGCTATCGACGAGAACGATCAAGCCCTCTGGCCGGAGTTCTGGCCGGTTGAAGAGTTGCTGGCGAAAAAGGCATCACTGGATATACGATACTGGAACGCACAGTACATGCAGCAACCGACCTCGGAAGAGGGAGCGTTAATCAAGCGTGAGTGGTGGAATATGTGGGAGGAAGAAGACCCCCCGCAGTGCGAGTTTACGATTATGTCGTTGGATGCTGCACAAGAAGCCAACAATCGGTCTGACTTCAACGCTCTGACAACGTGGGGCGTGTTTTACAACGAGGAAGTCAACAACTACAACATCATCCTCTTGAACTCCATTAAGAAGCGTATGGAGTACCCCGACTTAAAAGCTCTGGTGCTGGAAGAATACAAAGAGTGGCAACCAGACTCATTTATTGTTGAGAAAAAATCTAGCGGCTCCGTCCTCTTTCAAGAGATGCGGCGTATGGGTGTGCCAGTACAAGAGTTCACACCGGGTAAGGGACAAGACAAGATTTCCCGAGTAAACGCAGTATCTAGCCTCTTTCATGGAGGCATTGTATGGGCACCCCAGAGACGCTGGGCGATGGAGGTGATCGAGGAATGCAACGACTTTCCGTCAGGTATTAACGACGACTTGGTTGACTCGACCACATTGGCCTTGATGCGATTTCGTCAGGGTGGGTTTATCCGGCTAGAGAACGACGAGCCTGAAGATATTCAACTGTTTAAATCAAAGCGCAGAGCCGCTTACTATTGATGAAGATCATTGAGACAATTAAGTTTTGGTGGCGGGTTAAGAAGTACAACCGCAAACTATTAAAGCAAGCAAAGACGGCGGACAGAACGCCGTATGTAACAACTAAAGAAGACGTGGACAAGTGGTTCGAGGCAAACCCATTTGAACTTGACCGAAAGCTACTTAATTCTCATTGCATGGAACCTGCGCCTAAATCGCGGGCAGTGCACATATTTAGGAACTTAAAATGAGCATCGAAAAAGGATTGTACGCAGCCCCGCAAGGGCTGGATCAGGGGATGATGGAGCCTGATTTGGAGATTGAGATCGAAGACCCAGAGTCGGTAAAGATAGCAACCGACGGGCTTGAGATTGAGATTGAGCCACGCGAGATGGATGACGAGGACTTTGAGGCGAACCTCGCTGAGTTTATTCCAGACAACGAGTTGTCGCTGTTGGCGTCTGATTTGATCGACGCATACGAGGAAGATATATCGAGCCGTAAAGATTGGGTACAGACGTACGTTGATGGTCTTGATCTCTTGGGGATGAAACTTGAAGAGCGAACAGAACCGTGGGCAGGCGCATGTGGAGTTACACACCCTCTTCTCTCAGAAGCACTCGTCAAATTTCAATCTGAGACGATCATGGAAACTTTCCCGGCTGCTGGGCCGGTTAAGACGAAAATTATCGGTAAGGAGACTCCTGCGAAAAAAGATGCAGCGGAGCGGGTCAAAGAGGACATGAACTTCCGTTTGACGGAAGAAATGCCTGAATACCGGCCTGAACACGAGCGTATGTTGTGGGGCTTGGGCCTGTCTGGTAATGCGTTCAAGAAGGTTTACTTTGATCCGTCCCTTGGTCGTCAGACATCTATTTACGTCCCTGCGGAAGATGTAGTTGTGCCATACGGCGCGTCTTCTCTGAGAACATCGGAGCGGGTCACGCATGTGATGCGCAAGACTAAGAATGAGCTACGCAAGTTGCAGGTGTCAGGGTTTTATCTGGACGTTGATCTGGGCGACCCAGTTAATACCATTGAAGAAGTTGAGAAGAAGATTGCAGAGAAGCTCGGCTTCCGTGCTACTACGGATGACCGCTACAAGCTACTTGAGATGCAGGTTGACTTGGACTTAGCTGGCTATGAGGATGTAGATGACGACGGCGAAGAGACAGGTATTGCCCTGCCATACATTGTAACTATTGAGAAGTCCACACAGACGGTTCTCTCGATTCGCCGCAACTACAAGCCTGACGACAAGCTAAAGCATAAGCGCAATCACTTCGTCCACTACGGCTACGTCCCCGGCTTTGGCTTCTATTGCTTCGGTCTGATTCACTTGATCGGCGCATTTGCAAAATCAGGTACATCGATACTGCGTCAGCTTGTTGATGCAGGTACTCTGTCGAACCTGCCGGGTGGCTTAAAGACTCGTGGTATGCGAGTCAAGGGCGACGATACCCCGATTTCTCCGGGTGAGTTTAGAGACGTAGATGTACCGAGCGGTGCGATACGCGACAACATCTTACCGCTGCCGTACAAGGAGCCATCACAAGTTTTGGCCGGGTTGATGAATCAAATCATCGATGAAGGCCGTAGGTTTGCCAGCGCGGCTGATCTCAAGATCAGCGACATGTCTGCCCAATCCCCCGTTGGCACGACGCTGGCTATTTTAGAGCGTACCCTGAAGATCATGTCTGCGATTCAGGCGCGTATTCACTACTCGATGCACGAAGAGTTCCGTCTGTTAAAGGACATTATTCGTGACTTCACACCAGATGAATACAGCTACGAGCCAGTAGACGGCACACGACGTGCGAAGCAGAGCGACTACGATCAGGTCGATGTTGTACCTGTTAGTGATCCGAATGCAGCGACCATGTCGCAGAAGGTTGTGCAGTATCAGGCGGTATTCCAGTTGGCTCAAAGCGCACCGCAGTTGTATGACATGCCGATGTTGCACCGTCAGATGGTTGAGGTCTTGGGCATTAAGAACGCAAACAAGTTAATCCCAACGGATGACGACACTCGCCCGCGCGACCCTGTAACTGAGAACCAGAACATTCTGATGGGTAAACCTGTCAAAGCGTTCTTGTATCAGGACCACCAAGCGCATATCGCAGTTCACATGGGTGCTATGCAAGACCCTAAGATTCAGGAAATTCTGAGTCAAAACCCACAAGTTCAGATGCTGCAAGCAGCGATGATGGCGCACATCAACGAGCACGTCGGTTACGAGTATCGCAAGCAGATGGAGGCGAACATGGGCCTCACACTGCCGAACTACGAGGAAGACGACGACGTAATGATCCCGAAAGAGATCGAGGTAGAAGTGTCTCAACGTGCGGCTCAAGCTACACAACAGCTTGTACAGCAGCACATGGCTGAAGCTCAACAACAGCAGGCTCAGCAACAGATGCAAGACCCGATTATCCAGATGCAGATGCAAGAGTTGCAGATCAAGCAGGCAGAAGTTCAGCGCAAGATTGCTAAAGATCAGCTTGATGCGGCAGCTAAAGAGAAGCAGATGGCGATTGAAATGGAGCGTATCAACGCTCAGAAAGAAATCGCTGGGGCAAACATGGCGGTCAAAACACATGCTGACCGTATGAAGCTAGACCGTACACAAGAAACCGAGGGTTTCCGTATGGCAATGAACGTGCAACAGCAGCGTATGAATCAGCAAAAATCCACTCCCCCACAAAAAGGGAAAGCTAAATGAACGTAATCGAAGCAGCTT